TTCTGGCTCGCCGGGATGGCGATCACCGCCGCCCGGCTGTCTACCGACACCACGCTGGTCGAGGACACCACTGCCCGCACCGTCACGTCGACGACCTACGGCAACGGCTCCAGCGCCCTCTCCACCACGATCACCGCGCCTACGTCCGGGCAAATCGAGGTGACCGTGGGAGTGCGCTGCGACCACGCCTCAGGCACCAACATCCTGTCCTTGTTCACCGCCTCCGGGTCAGTCTCAGGCACCCTCTACACACCCGCAGACGCCCCGGCCGTGCAGTGGGCGGCAACCAACTCGGCAGGCCCGCTGACGACCACCCAGATCATCACCTGCGCAGCCGGAGAGACCGTGACCGTCACAGCCCAGCATCGCGTCTTGAGCGGCACAGGAAACCTCCGCTACCGCGCCCTCAAGCTGCGGCAACTCTAACGACCCGCTTCATCCGCACGCCCCGCGCCAGATGGCCGGGGCATTCGTGATTTCTGGAGCCTGTGTGTCCGCCCGTATCCGCGCTGTCCTGGCCGCGTTCATCTTCGCCGCCGCCGCGCTCCTTGGCGCCGCCCCCTCGGCCGCCACCGAGACCGAGCCCACGGCCGCCACGGAGCCGATCCTCATCGAGGGCCTCGACCTGCACGACACCACGATCAAGGAGGTCGACGGCACGTACTACATGTACGGCAGCCTGTACGGCTGCGGGTACGAGTGGTACGTGTCGGGCACGCCGTGGTGCGGGTTCGGCGTCTCCACCGCTCCCGCCCTCCAGGGCCCGTGGTCGACGCCGCAGCTACTGCTCGACCCCAACTCGTGGGACCCGTGGTCGAAGCGCTCGTGGCAGGAGACGTGCGGCGGCACCGGCCAAGGATGCTTCAACCCCCGCATGATCGTCCGCTCGGGCTGGGGCTACAACGACGGCGTCCCGATCCTCTGGTTCAACGCGCCGCGGCACTACTCCGACACCGGAGCCAACGCCTACAACGTGATGGGTTGCGCCAGCCTCACCGGCCCGTGCGGTCCCGGCGTGACCCCGAACGGCTCGTACAACAAGCCCTCGCTCAGCGTCTGCGCGGGGAACGGTGACTTCGGAATCATCGAGCGCCCGGGCACCCGGCCCGCGATCGTCTGCTCCATGCCGGGCGGCGTGCAGCTGAACATCGAGGAACTCAACTACAGCGGTAGCGGCGGCACCGGGCAGGGCGTCCGCAAGATGGCCGGGATGAGCGGCCCGATCGAAGGCCCTGGCGGCTGGTGGGACGAGGCCACACAGCAGTACGTCCTCACCTACTCCGACCAGGGCTGCGGCTACTGCGCCGGGACTCCCACCGGGTACGCCACCTCGCCGTCGCTGTACTCCGGTTGGACTGCGCCCGGCAACGTCGGCTGGGGCGCACCCGCATGGGGCCGCCGCATCTTCAGCCCGAACTCGTGCGGCGGGCAGCCCCGCACGATCACCGTCCTCGACGGTCAGCCCTGGCAGATCGTCGACCTGTGGCAGGGCACCCGTAATGAGACCAGCGCGGACACGCTGCTGTCCCCGCTCACCTACACGCCCACCACCGGCACACCCGGCGACGGGCACCGCTGGATCCCACCGGTCAGCTACTCCTGCAGTTGACCCGCACCCGCCCCGTAAGGGGCTTTTTTCATGCCCAGAAAGGGGCCCACATGCCCGACCTGTGGATGCCCGGCGCACAGCGCCTCGACATCGGCGACCACGCGCCCACCGACGGCGGCCCCGCCAAGGCCATCGCACACATCACGTGGGACCGCAACGCCAGCGCCGCGGCCCCGCTCGCGCTCGTGCCCTACGAGAACCTGCGCTCCTACTTCTCCGGCGGCGGCAAGGGGGTAGCCCCGCACGTCCTCTGGGACCCGTTCACCGGCCGCATCGTGCAGTTCGTGCCCGCCAACTCCCGCTCCAAGAGCCTCGTTGACGTCGCGGGCGGCACCCGCACCAACCGCGCCGGCTCGGTCGTCATCCAGGTGGAGGCACTCTTCTTCCCCTACTGCCGCGTCAACGGCGTCACCTACGCTCAACTCGACGACACCCCCTGCAAGGGCTGGAACGAACTCCACGCCTGGGTCAAGTCGTGGGGCGTGCCGGACGCCTGGCCCAACGGCAGGCCGGAGAACTGCACCCGAGACGAGCACACCTGGGAGACCAAGGCGGGCTGGTACCCGCACAAGGGCACCCCCGAGAACAGCCACACCGACCCGATGACGTGGCCCGCATTCCCGTCCGCACCGAAGCCACCGGAGCCGCCCACGACCCCCAAGGTTTCCCTCCGCCATGTGGTGTACGCAGCGCAGCACGACCCGGCCGCCGCACAGGGCCACACCTCGTACAAGGGCGAAGCGCTCCTCGTCGAGAAGGCGCTGAAGGCGGAAGGCCTCCTCGCCTCGCAGTACGTCGACGGCAGCTTCGGCACCAAGTCCGTCGAGGCGTATGCCCGCTGGCAGCGCTCCCCGGCAGGCGGCGGCTACGTCGGCACGTCCGCCGACGGCATCCCCGGCTCTGCCTCCCTCAAGCGACTCGCCGTCCGGCACAACTTCACCGTGGAGGACTGACCGATGAAGATCTCGAAGTACTGGAAGGCAGTCGTCGCCGGGGTTGCTGCGGGCTCCGCGTCGCTGTCTACGGCGCTGCAGGACGGGACGATCACGGGGCAGGAGGGCATCACCGCGGGCCTGGCAGTCCTCGGCGCGCTCGGCCTGACGTGGCTGGTGCCAAACCGGCAGGCATCTGGCGTGTCCGGCGGCCCCGGCTCGGACGTCTGACCCTGCACGGTGCGAGCGTCTTGGAGGTGGCATGGACGCCGCCCTCGTCACAGCCCTCGGCGTGATCGGAAGCGCCATCGTGGCGGGGGCGGCAGCCATGTACGGATCCCGGATCTCGGGGCGAGCCCAAAGGGAGGGCAACGCAGTGAACGGCTTCAACTCGCTCACGGACCAGCTGCAAGAGGAACGCCGGGAACTGCGAACCGAGGTGGCCACGCTCAGGGCCGAGCTCGCCACCGAGCGCGCAGAGTCGGCGCGTCTACGGCTGATCGTGCAGCAGTCGGGAGGTACGCCGTGACGCGCACTGAGCGAGTACTGGCCCGGCGCTGGAAGCCGCTCACTCTCCTCGCGTTCCTGCTGTTCCTCACCGGCGCCGTGCTCCTGGTCTACGTGCGCGTCCAGGCCGAGGCCAACCGCGCCGACCAGCTCGCCGACGAGGCCGACCTCCGGGGCAGCGCAGTGTCCACCCTCGCCGGAGACGTCCGGGCGCTGAGGGAGCAGGTCAAAGCTCGGGGCGGGACGCCGGTTGCCCCGGACCCCACCACGGCCGTCAAGGATCTGCCCGACCGTGCCGAAGTGCCCGTGCCCATCCCCGGGCCGCCCGGACCGAAGGGCGACAAGGGCGATACCGGGGAGGCCGCGCCCACCATCACCCCGTCGCCCGGAGCGTCCGGGGCACCAGGCTCCGTCGGCGCCGCCGGAGCCACCGGACCCCGAGGCCCTCAAGGTGACCCGGGCGCCGCCGGGCCCCAGGGTGAGCAGGGGCCGCAGGGCGACCGCGGCGGAGCAGGCCCCGCGCCGTCCGGCTGGACGTACACCGACGGCGCTGGCACCACCTACGAGTGCACGCCCGACAGCGACGGGTCCACGCACTACACGTGCCAGGCGACCAGCAGCGGCAGCACGCCGTCGTCTCAGGGCCACGGTCTGCTCGGCTCCGCAGTACTCGCCATGACCGCCCGGTACCGGAAGCTGTAACGAAATACGAAACGAAACTGCGGCCCCGCTCTCCTTCGGGAGGGTGGGGCCGTTTCGTCGTGTCCGGAGTCAGCCGCGGCGGGCGGCGACCGCGTCCGTGTACAGCTCCCGCGTCAGATCCTCGGGCCCGATGCCGAGGTCGGCGAGCACGGCACGGATGTCGTCCAGCGCGGCCGTGACGTCGTCCTCGTCGACGATCGTCTCGACCTCCAGGAACGTCCCGTCGATCTCAGGGACGCGCACAAGGGTGGCGAGCATCTGACGGCCGCAGGCCTCGAAGTCGTAGTTCCGGCAGCGCTTCGAGAAGGAGATCGATGGGACGTAGCCGAGGCCCTGCAGGATGGCGTGCGCCTCCTGGGAGTCCTCGACACGGGTCTCGTGTTCGGGCTTTGAGCCGGAGGCTTCGTCGACCGTCGCGTCCTTGAACGTCAGTACGGTCCGTAGGCCGTCCGGGCCGTGAACGGTCCGCACCCTCAGCTCCTGGTCCGCCTTCTCCAGCGAGCCGTCCGGCCGGTCGTAGTAGCTGTCCTGGTACACCTCGACGCGGGCCTCGGTGCGCTCGTCGAGCTGCCGCATGACCGCCTCGGGCGAATGGACCCGGGCCTTCAACTCCGCCTCGATCACGTGCGCTTCCCCTCTCGGTTCAGACTGTCCGCTGCGCGCCGTCGACGATCGCGTCGAACATCCGCCGGAACCCCCGGAAGAGGGGCCCGTGCGGCGTCTCCATGACCTTGTACGTGGCGCTCTCGTGGCCTTCCCACCCCGCGTCGAAGGCGCTGACGAACATGGTGGAGTCCGTGCGGACGAGCCGCCAAGTGGGCAGCATGCGGTACCTGTACACCTCGATCTCGGACGAGCCGGCCAGTTCGCGGAGCCTGGCCTCGGCGAGCCGGACGCCACCAGCCAAAGACTCGGACGACTCCCCGATCTCGGCTGCACGGCGGTCCAGGGCGTCGGAGTCCGGGTCGAGCAGCAGGACGCGGATATGGAGCCCCTTGCCGCCCTGGTCGCGGGGCAGGCAGGCGCGCAGCAGGCTGTCGTTGAGCCCGATCAGGCCGAGGCCGCGCACGGCCAGGACGTCCAGCTCCTTTGCCTCGCGGGCCTGCTGCTGGATCTCCTCGGCCGCGGAGTTCTGCGCGGCGTACACGCGGACCACCTCGGGGAACGCTGCGAGGTCGAAGGCTGGTCCGCCGGAGCGCTTCTCTCGGCTCGCGGCGAGGCCGAGCAGGTGCCGGGCGTCGTCGGGCATGTGGAGGCCGTCGGCGATCCGCTCGTACACGTCGAGGCGGGACACTTCGCGGCGCCTGTTGATGATCTCGTTGACGCGGGCCTGGGTCATTCCGGTGGCCATGGCGATGCGGGACTGGCTGGCCCCGGCGTACTGCTGCACGTGGCGGAAGACGGCGCCCATGTCGCGGGCTCGGAGGGCCTGGCGCACCTCGGCGCGTTCCCATGCCCAGTCGGGCAGTTCGATCGGTTCGAGCGCGGTCGGCATGGCGCGGGCCCCCGGTTTCCATAGCGGGATGGAAAGCCATCTCACCGTGAGATTACCGCTGGGGGATCGAGGCGACACCGTCCGTCACAAGATCCTGGCCAGATCGTATAAACCCCGGCGGCCGCGCGAACGGCCCCGGGTGCGGACGACTGGTTGGAGTCGACATGGCAGAGCCTACGCACACCCCGCCGCCCAGCACAGACCAGTCGCAGACCGGCCACCGGTGCGACTGGCACAAGGGTCCGTCGGAGACCGCGGTCGTAGTGGACGCGATCGAGCGCAACAGCGCACCGCCCATCGCCCTATGGGCCTGCGCTCCCTGCCGCGAGCAGCGCGGCCTCATCCCGCTCGCCGACCGGTGACCTGGAAACCGAAGCCGCCCCGGGTCGCCGATCTGACCTATGCCCAGTACTCGGGGTGGGACTGCTGCTGGTGCGGCAAGCGGCTCACCCACGGGGCCCGGTCCGTCGGCCGCGCACAGGGCTCCCTCGGCGCCCACGACCTGAGCGTCGAGGTCTACAAATGCGGGCCCCGCTGCCCCAAGCGCCCCCGGCGCCCCACATCTGCACGACAGGGAGATAACCAGTGAGCTTCTGCGGACGCTGCGACCAGCCCATCCTGCCCGGCGAGGGCAGGACGTACCCCATCGATTCAGGGTCGGCCGCCGCCGCCGACGTCACTGTCCACGCTCGCCTGTGCGAGATGCCTGACCACCAGACGGCGCCGGCTCTGACCCGCTCTCAGCAGTTCGAGGAGCGACTGGAAGTCATGCGGTCGCGACAGAGCAGGTTCGCGGCGACAAGGTGATCCGCCCGCCCCGTACCCCGTGCCCAGGGGGCGGGCGGGACCAGGCCCCGACCGGACGCCGACCCGGTCGGGGCCTCTTTTTGTGCCCAACCTTGGATTCGAAGGCGATCACGAAAGTCACGGTAGACCGGAGAGAAACCGCAGGTCAGAGGGCCTCTTTTGGGGATCGCGAAAGACATTCCAGCAAGATCCTTTTAGTGGTGGCACAACCGCATATTGGGGTTCCCGAACCCCGGACAGAGACACCACTGTTGGGCCACACTCGGAGGATGAAGCCCACTCCAACGGCGGTCAGCCGGACGCGCGCGGTCATCTACTGCAGGATTTCCCAGGACCGCACAGGCGCCGGCCTCGGCGTCGACCGGCAGCGCGAGGACTGCGAGGCCCTCGCGGAACGTAACGGCTGGGACGTCGTCGAGGTGTACGTCGACAACGACGTCTCTGCGTTCGGGAAGAAGCAGCGCAAGGACTACCTGCGGATGCTCGACGACCTCGAACAGGGCACCGCCACCATCGTCATCGCCTGGCACACCGACCGGCTGCACCGTTCGCCCGTCGAGCTGGAGCGGTACATCGACCTCAGCGAGAAGCGCGGCGTGTCCACGCACACCGTCCAGGCTGGCGAGCTCGACCTCTCCACCTCGACCGGCCGGATGACCGCCCGCATCCTCGGCGCCGTCGCCCGCCAGGAGTCCGAACACAAGGGCGAGAGGGTCGCCAGGGCCCGTCGGCAGAAAGCGCTGAACGGCGAGTGGATGGGCGGGATCCGGCCGTTCGGCTGGGGACTAGCCACCGATGAGACGCGGAAGAAGGTCGACCGGAAGACGGGCGAGGAGTCCTTGGTGCCCGTCCTCGACATGGCCAAGGCCGTGCCCGAGGAGGCGGCCGCGGTCCTGCACTGGACGGACATGCTCCTGTCCGGCGGATCGATCCGGGGGTGCGTGAGGTGGGCGGCGGACAAGGGGCTCGTCTCGACGCGCGGCAATGCGATCACGCACACCGACGTGCGGGAGATGCTGATGCGCCACCGGAACGCCGGAATCGCGGTCTACCGCGGCGAGGAGGTCGGGCGCGGGCAGTGGGAGTCGATCGTGCCCGAGGAGAAGTTCAGGGCCGTCGTAGCGATCCTGAAGGACCCGTCACGGACATCGAACCGGGGCGCCCAGCCCAAGTGGGTGGGCTCTCTGCTCCACCGGTGCGGGCGGGACGGCTGCGGCGAGGGCATGACCGTCACGCAAAGCGGCGGCCGCCAGTATCCGAGTTACAGGTGCCCGACGGGGCACGGCGGCGGCCGGCGCGCGGAGATCGTGGACCAGTACGTCGAGGACACGATCGTCGAGCGGCTGTCCCGGGACGACGCCGAGGACCTGCTGCTCCCCGGCCCGGACGATGTGGACGTGGCCGGGCTGCAGGCGGAGAGCGAGCAGATCCGCCGGCGCATGACGGACCTGGCGGGCCTGTTCGGAACGGGGCAGTTGGAGCTGGGGCCGTTCACGGAGGGCATGGACAAGGCCCGTGCGCAGCTGGAGGGCGTCACCAAGCAGCTGGCTCGTGCGGCGACGATCGACCCGCTCGTCGGCCTGGTGGGGGCGCCGGATGTGCGGAAGGCGTGGCGGGCGCTGGAGCTGGAGAGGAAGCGCAACGTGCTGCGGGCCCTCGTACAGGTCACGCTGACCACGCCGCGGCCCGGGCGGATGCCCGACGGCGGGTACTTCGACTACGACGCGGTCAAGTTCGAGTGGAAGCGAGGGGGCAAGTAGAGCAGCGAGTGCTCACGCCTCCCCATCGACTTCATCCAACTCATCTTCCGGGTAAGGCAATTTCTCTTGCCATGGGAGATCGACTACGATTCCATACAAGTCGTCACGAAGCCTAGGGAGAACCCACCCAGCTTCCTGAATGTCTCGACGAACCTTCGCCAATTCATACGCGGCTTGCTCGATGGATTCATCGAGCCTCTCAATGGCGATGCGCATATACTTCGTCGTCAGCGCCGGGAGCCCCAACCCTGCTTCTTCTCGCGAGAGTGCACTGATTGCCGCTGTCGCCTCCGCAACCTCGGCAGGCTCGACGACCCTCTCGCCCGGGGCAGCGAGTTGCTCTCGCGCGCGATGATCAAACACGATGACTTGAAGCTCTGCGATCTGGGCATTTAGGGCATCTCGGCGGCGGCGCCTCTCCTCCTCGCCCTCCTGGGACTGTACGAACTCGGTTCGTGACTGCTCCCTCTGCTCCAAGAGGCGCCGCAGCTGGTTACTGAGAGTGCGATGCCTCCTGTAGGCATTGAGACTATTTCTTCCGCGCGTCGAAAAACTCGGCCCCAGTCCGCGCCCTATGCCGACGAACCAGTCAGCGGCATCCAAGGGGTCCACGAATTGGCGGGGCAGAATTTCCACCTTCTCGCTATGCCCCACAGACAGCAGTAGGAGCGCCGGGGGCACATGGAGGGCTGCGGCAAGCACAAGCACCTCGGCAACTGTCACCGTAGTGCGTCGACCGCTTTCCATATTCGCGATTACCGAGCGCTGGATCGGCATTCCCAATTCCGCGCACCTGTCCGCCAACTGCTGTGCGCTCAGGCCCTGCGCCTGCCTGTGCCGCCGGACTTCCGCAGCTACTGAGAGCGCGAGCTCAGTAGACCACTCCGGCTCTGAGGGTTGTGTCATGGCAGCGAGACTCCCACGGCATCTGTGCGCGGACCAACCGGACCCCCCTGTACTGGGCGTCACTAGTCGCTCCCACGCGGACCAACTGTCAGGATTCAGCAACGTTCCCACGACTCCTGTGCTCGCACAAGACAACACCGCTTGACATGACCTGAAACCGAGGTTCAGACTCATGACACTTCCCCAGGAAGCAACTTCCGCAAGGAGTGCCACGAATAATGACAACGGCAACGGCGCGAGGCCCGCTCACTCGTAGCGAGCTGCTCGCGCTCCCCGCCGCCGTCGACGTAGAAACCGCAGCTCGCGCCTTCGGGATCGGACGCACGACGGCATACGCACTGGCCAAGGCCGACGACTTTCCTTGCAGGGTGCTTCGCGCCGGCAAGGCCTACCGCGTGATCACGCAGGACCTGCTCCGGGTCCTCGGCATCACGCCGGAGAACAGCGACGGGACCGGGTCTAGCCACCCGGTCCCGTCTGAGAACAGCTCCGTCCACCAGCGCTAACCAGCAAGACGGCGACGCCCGGGGTCTAGCCACCCCATTAGCGCCGCCGCCGGAAAGAGAACGTCCTCATGGCCACTATGGCACAGCCCTCAGCGGCGGCAACGGCGCCGTCGACCCCGACCGACCAGCGCGTGCGCCTCGCCCTCGAAGCCGAGATCTTCCAGGACGACGAGGGCGGCCCCGACTCCCTCATCGTCACCACCGACGAACTCACCTGCGAGCCGATCGCCCCCGCCCGCCTCCTCGGCCTCGTCGCCGACGCCCGCGCCAGACTCGACCAGATGGAGCGCCTGGCCCGCGAGTACGAGGCCCGCGACACACTCCGCGCGATCATCGCCGAGCACGACCTGCAGGTCGAGGAGTGGGACCTGGCCGACCTCGACGCAAAGTGGCGCAACAAGTTCATGGCGTTCACCGCGCTCCTCGACGACGGCCGCCGAATCCTCGTCGTCCCGCAAGGTCAGGACCCGATCAAGCGGGTCAATGCGGTCGCCGCCCTCGTCAACGACCTCCAGGCCCAGACGTGACCGCCCCGACGGACACCGCGACGGCCGAAGGCGTGCAGCTCGTGGACGCCTCCGGCCGCCCGGTCCGCTTCAAGGACCCGGCCCGCAACGCCGCCTACTGGGCGCGCATCGACCACATCGTCGACGCCGCGCCCCCGCTAGACGACCGGCAGCGGGCGATCATCCGCACCGCGTTCCACGCGCCCGCAGCACGGGAGGCGGCGTGAAGGACGACCAGCGGCCCGAATGCCGCCACTGGATCGGCGCAGAGCGGCGGCACTGCAAGGAAGTCGACGGCGTCCGCCTGTTCATCCCCGGCCACCGCTGTCCCGCTCACACACCCAACGCCCTGCTGGGCAAGGCCGAGCCCCCGGCCGGCCCCGGCTGGCCCATCTTCCGCGAGGAGACGCCGTGACGAAGCACAGCCCCGGACAGTGGCCCGTGACCGAGCCCGTCGACGTCGACGGGCTCGGCGGTACTGAGGCCTGCCGCGACGAGCTGTACGTGAAGCGCGCCCAGGAGAAGGCCCTGCGCGAGATGTGCCTCGACTCCATCCGGCACGACCTGGAGCAGCAGCCCAGCGGACCGTCCGCCCAGGCCAAGGCCCGCATCTGGTGCGCCCACATCCTCGCGATCGCCGACGACGTCGCCGAGGCCAAGCGCCGAGCGGCCTGACCCGCGGGGCGGGCGCCGCATCCCCCAGCGGCGCCCGCCCCGCCACACGAACCACTGATCCAGCTCGTAGAAGAGAGCAGTTCGTGAACGTCGGCATCAAGATTCCAGCCGAGCTCGGAGACGCGGCACTGGTCTATGCCGCCCTTGGTATCAAGGTCTTCCGCGTCCGCCGCAACAAGACGCCCTACGCAAATTGCCCGCGCTGCGACAAGAGCAGCAGCCTGTACGTCCAGCACCGCCCCGAGGACTGCAAGTGCGGCGTACCCACCTGCCACGGCTTCTGGGCAGCCACCACCGACCAGGCACTTATCCACAAGTGGTGGACAGAAGAGCCTGACGCCAACATCGGCGCGCCCTGCAAGCTCAACGACTGGGCCGTCATCGACGTCGACCCGCGGAACGGCGGCTACAAGTCGCTGTGCAAGCTCGAAGAACGCGTCGGCGTCCTGCCCGGCACCACCATGCAGATCACCGGCGGCGACGGCCTCCACATGCTGTACCGGTCCCCCGGTTTCGACCTGCCCGGCGAGCCGTTCGAGGGCATCGACTTCAAGCACAACGGCTACATCCTGCTCGCCCCGTCCCTGCACTCCTCCGGCTGCCGCTACCTGTGGCCCGGGACTCAGAACGTCTTCCACAAGCCCGAGATCGTCTGGCCTGCGGCGCTCCTTCCCCGCAAGGAACGCCCGGCCGCTCCGGCGCCGCGCCCGGCAGTACGGCCCGGCGACCTGCGCCACCCGTTCTGGAAGCGGACGGCCAGCCGTCCGGGCGGCGGCAAGATGTGGACCGTCGACCAGCTGGTCCAGCACGTCATGGACTCCGTGGTCGGGGACCGGAAGCACGGGCGCAACAACTCGTTCTACTTCGCCGCGTGCCGCGCCCACGAGTTGGACGCGCAGGGCCTCATCAGCCTCGCCGAAGCCGAGGCCGCGCTGCTCCACGCGGCGGCCGCCGTCGGCCTCACCGACAGCGAGGCCCGCAACTCATTCGACAGCGCCGCCAACCGGCCCAGCGACAAGGGGTACGCGGCGTGAGCACCGCCTTCGATGAGGACTTCGAGCGGCTCTTCGGCGAGGAGCCGCCACCCGAGGAGCCGACAGGCCAGGAAGGTCCGGGAGGGAACCCCGTCCAGGACCGGCTCGCCATCCTGCGCGCTGCCCGCGTCGACACGGACGGACTCGATGACCTGCCCGACCCCGTGCCGCTCATCGAGGGCATCCTCTTTCGGGACTCCCTCGCCTGGATCTACGGCAAGCCCGGCTCGGGCAAGTCGTTCGTCGGCATCGACTGGGCGGGGTGCGTGGCGAACGGCCTGCCCTGGGCCGGCGTCCACGAGGTCAGCAAGGGCACCGTCCTGTACCTGGTCGCCGAGGGCACGTCCGGCATCCGCCGCCGTGTGCGGGCATGGGAGCGCCACACCAGCATCCGCATGGGAGACGTGACGTTCCTGCCGATCGCCGTGCAGCTGCTGCACGGCACGGACCTGCGGGCGTTGGAGCTCCTCGTGCAGGAGATGCGGCCCGCGCTCATCGTCATCGACACACAGGCACGTTGCACCGTCGGCGCCAACGAGAACGACAACGGCGAGATGGGCGAGGTCGTCGCCGCCGCGGACCAGCTGCGCGCGGCGTCGGGCGCCTGCGTCCTCCTGATCCACCACTCGGGACGCAACGGCGAGAACATGCGAGGCGCGTCCGCGTTCGACGGCGCGGCCACCTCGATCATCAAGGTCACGAAGAACGAGGAGTACGTCGAGGTCCAGTGCGACAAGCAGAAGGACGTCGAGGACTTCGACGCCGTCTTCCTCAAGATGCAGCCGGTCCTTGAGTCGTGCGTGCTCATCAACCGGACCGCGAGCCCGGCCGAGGAGAACCAACTCTCGAAGACCGAGCAGCGAATCCTCGACGTGATGCACGACGTGTTCTCGACCGAGGCGGTCTCTCGTGCCCGCCTGGTCGACATCTCCGAGCTGGCTTCCAGCACCGTCTACCGGGCGGTCGCCAAGCTCGAACGGCTGGGCTACCTGGTCAAGACGGGCAGTGAGACCCGCCCATCTTGGCGCCTGTCCTCCGCTACTGCGAGTGCACAGGCAGGTGACGCAGCGTAGAGAAAAGTTCCCATTTTCACCGTGGGAATTGATCCTGCCGGATGAGGTCAACTTCCCAGCCTCCCCCACTACTTCCCACGAGATGCACGGTCGCTGACCTGCACACTTCCCAACTTCCCATCTTCTTCCCAACGGCCCGCACAAATTCCCACCCACCCCCCCTCTCTTAGGGGGGTGGGAAGTGGGAAAAGCGGGAGCCGCGGGACCGGTGGGACTGCCCGAGAAGGAGAACAGATGATCCCCGCCACTGCCCGCTACGAAGCCAGCTATCGCCACGAAGGCGATCGGGGCGCGCACTTCACCACCAAGCCTGTGATCGCCTGGGGCGACGACGGTGCCGCTCTCGTCGCCGACATGAAGACGGGCCGTCTCCGCGACGCTGACAGCTGGAGCAACTTCGCCGGCCTCGCCATGGCCGATGCCGAGGTTGTCGGCGTGATTCCGGGCGGAAGCTGGCGCGCCGAGCACAGCACGGATGACGGCGACGTCGAGTCCACCCCTGTCCTGGCCTGGCTCGTGCATACGGATGGCTCGTGCACTCCGACGATTGCGGATCGCGACGGCTACACCGACGACCCCACGACCGCGTCGAACTTCGTCCGCCTGTACGAGCCGGAAGAGGAGTCGTGAACGTCGACGACGTCGTGGCGGAGAAGATCGCCGCCGCCGCGGCCCGCGCCGAAGCCGCCAAGCGCCGCCGCGCCGCCTTCAAAGCCGCCCGGCAGCGCGGCCTCGCCGCCCGCCACGCACAGAAGCTCCGCAACCTTTCCGTCCGCACGACGGACGGATCACCCGTCACCACTGATGACGGGTCCACCACCACCGAGGAGAACTGACCATGGACCTGCAGACCCTCGCGGCAGACCTGATCGCCCGCACCGAGCGGGCAGCGGAACAGGTCGCCGGCCTCGCGGCGCACACCGGTATCACCTTCAAGACCGCCGATGTCGTCGACGCCGTCGAACGCGACCTTCCTGCCGACTACCCCGCGCCCACCGCAGAGGGTGCTCTCACCCGCCGGGACGTCATCAAGTCCATGGCGGAGGACATCCTCACCGGCGCGATCTACGAGAGCCACGCCTGACCCGCACGCACACCGGCCGGGCCCGCGGATATCGGGCCCGGCCTCCCGCCCAGCACACCACAGAAGGAGCCCGCCATGTCAGGCGAGACCGTCATCACCGTCGTCGGAAATCTGGTCGACGACCCCGAGCTGCGCTTCACCCCGGCCGGCGTGGCCGTCGCCAAGTTCCGCGTCGCGTCCACCCCGCGGGTCTTCGACAAGCAGACGAACGAGTGGAAGGACGGCGAGAGCCTGTTCCTCACCTGCTCGGTCTGGCGCAAGGCGGGCGAGAACGTCGCCGAGTCCCTTGCCCGCGGCACCCGAGTCATCGTCCAGGGCCGGTTGAAGCAGCGGTCATACGAGGACCGCGAGGGCGTCAAGCGCACCGTGTACGAGCTGGACGTTGACGAGGTCGGCGTGAGCCTCGCCCGCGCCACCGCCAAGGTGAACAAGAACCCGTCGGGCGGCGGCCAGCAGCAAGGGTCTCGCTCTGACCGAGACCCTTGGGCCGGAGCCCAGCCCGCCAACGGCCAGCAGCAGGGCGGCGGGTGGCAAGCCACCCCGCCCGCCGGGCAGCAGCCCGCCGCCCAGGGCGCCGGCTACTCCGACGAACCGCCCTTCTAGGAGGCCGTCATGCGCGACCACGACATCCAACTACTTGCCCTCGGCTTCGGAATGGGCACGAACCTCATGCTGCTGGTCCAGTTGATCGGCGGCGTCCTCGACGACCGCCGCGACCGCCAGGCCGTGCGCGCCGCCGAGGCCCAGCTCGAGGCCGCGCGAGAGAAGGCCAGCACGTGAACCAGTGCGGCCTGTGCGAGTGCGACCTCGAGCACGGCGTGCTTTGTCCCGGGGACACGCTCGCCCTGGCCGAGCGGCTCGCCCGCCTACCGAAGGCCTACGCGGCCCTCGCCGGATTCCTCGCCCCGGCCAGCGCCCCGCCCGGGGAGCGCGTCAGCGGGTCCGGAGGCTCCCGGCTCCCCGTGAACGAGGACGTCCTAGACCTCCGTTACGGCGGGATTGCCCTCGTCCTGGAGTCGTGGCTGTCCGGCGTCCAGGCCGCCCGCGGGTGGGGGCAGCCCGCGATCCAGGGCGGGATCGAGGAGCGCGTCCGCCGGGCCGCCCGCTCCTTGTCCGCCAACCTGGAGTGGATTGCCGCCAGCTACCCGGCAGCTGGCGACCTCGCCCGCGAGGTGCGGGAGATGGAGGGGGCGGCACTGTCGATCGTCGGCGCGGCCCCCGACCGGGGCCGGCGGATCGGGCAGTGCGTGGCGGTCGACGTGTCGGGCGTGGTGTGCGGGGCGACGATCCGGCACCAGCGGGGCGAGACCAAGCTCGTGTGCCCGTGGTGCGGCTACACCTACGAGGATCGGGACTTCCTGACCCTCAAGACCCTGCAGCCGAGCGAGAACCCGTGACTATAACGGCCCCCCGTGATAGTCTCACCGTTGTGACCGAAGAACCCTGGCGGGTTCGGTTCAGACGTGAGGAAGAGCTGGTGGAACAGCTCCAATCGCAACTGGCCGAAGCGCTCAAACGGCGCGGCAAGGCGCTCGCCGACGGCAAGGCCGAACTCGGCAGCGCCTACAAGGTCGCGAAGGACGTCGGACGGAGCTACACCTCCATCAACGACGCGATCAAGAAGTACTCGACAACCGAATAGAAGCGGGGCCGGACGGCAGCTCCCGGGTGGTGGAACACCCGAGGCGCGCGCGCCGCCCGACCCCTAACGCACCGGAGCGCTGACACGCCCCCGGCACTTGATCACGAGAGAGACGGAACCTCGCTCATGACCCAGCAGAACCCTAGCGCGCCGCCGTGCGCGCAGGTCAGCCTCGCCCAGTCGGCCAACCCCGACGACCTCGCCATTGCCGTCCGCGTCGGCCAGCGCATGCTCACCGCGTACACCACGGTCGACCGACGCGACGTCGCCGCCCTGAACCAGGCCTACGGCGGCGTCAGCGAAGCCCTGTACATCCTGCTCCGCGCCCTCGGCGCCGAGGGAAGCGAGAGCATCGGTGGTCTTCCCAGGAAGACCACCGAAGAGAAGACCGCCCCCCGCTGCCCGGCCGCCCACCCCGACGACCCCACCCCGTGCAACGGCCCGCCCGCTGTCACCGTCCTCGACAAGGCGAACGCCGGCGCCAACGGGTGCGAACACCACGGCGCCCGCCTCCTCGCCTCCCTCGACCGCGGCCGCGTCTACGGTCTCCCGCACGCCGAGCCCGGCACGGCCATCCGCGTATTCAAGGCCGCCGCCACCATCCGCCCCTTCGCCTGGACCGAGCGGGGTGAGGGCCAGTGAGCACCGAGCCGCACCGCGTCCCGCAGTCGCCCCGATACCGGGACGGCACCGTCATCCTGCAGACCGTCGACCACGGCGAGGTCACCATCCCGGAGCCCGGGTGGTGCACCGGCCACGACGGAGAGTACGTCGGCCACCTCGCCGACCTCACCCACAACGGCGTCCACGTCCGCGCCGGAGCCGCCACCTACGCCCACGGCTACGTCGAGATCCTCGACGCCTACATCAGCCACGCCCCCTACGGCGAGCTCCACCCCGAGGCGCACCCGCTGCTCTCCCTGCACCTCGACCTCGAGCTCGACGCCACCCCCGAGGACGCCCGCAAGGTCGCCCAAGCCCTCCGGGTCGCATCCCTCCGCATCGACCGCGTCGCCGACGAGGTCGAGCGCATCCGCGGCGGTGGCCGGTGAAGCGTGATCCCCTGCTGTGGGCCGCGCTCGCCGCGGTCCTCACCGTCCTCGCGTCCGCAGAGTACAAACTCGCCGTCGCCTGCGGGTTCGGCACCTACGTCGCTGCTGGGGTCCCGGCCGCGCTGGACGTGTACGCGCTCGCCGCGCTCCGGGCTCGCCGCGACGTCTTCACGGTCGTCCTCACCCTGATCGCGGTGAACGCGGCCAGCCACCTCGTCGAGGTCGGCCTGCTGCCCGTATCCGTGGCGCTCGTCGTCTCCGTGTCCGCGGTCGCTCCGCTCGTGCTGTGGCGCGTCCACAGGCTCTCCGAGGGCGTGCCTACTGTTCCAATTGGAACAGTAGAGACCTCGGCGGAACTGGTGCCGGAACCGAGTTCCGCCCCGGCGGAACTGCCGGAACCGATCACCGTCGAGCGCGAGCCCGTGGTGTCTGGAATTCCAGCCACGCCAATCGACGCGGTGCCTGTGAGCCCCGTCCTCGGTCCCTGGCGCCCCGTGGCGGAACTCGCAGTCGGAACCAGCGGAACCGGCTTCGACCTGCTCGGCGACCACTTTCGCGACGCCGCGAAGGTCGTCGGCGGAACTCCAGCGGAACCAGCACCGGAACTAGTTCCGCTCACGGTTCCGCCCGCCGGAACCGGCGCCGCAGACATCGCCTCCGAGGACAGCAGCAATACGACCTTCGCCAAGCGCGTCGACACCGTGCGGAACTGGCTCCGGGCGGAACCGGACCTCACCGGAACCGAGATCGGAACCAGACTCGGCGTCTCCGACGGGTACGGCAGGCGCCTGCTCCGGACCGCGCGAGACGGCTCGTGATCCTCGCCGCGTTCTTCGTCGCCGCTGCCTCGCTCGCGCTCCTCGGCCTCTGCGCCGTCGCGCTCCCCGACGTCCCCAAGATCTCCGGGACCGTCGCCCTCGTGCTCACCCTCGCCGCGCTCGGCGTGGCCGTCCTCCGCTAGGACCCTCGATGCACCCCATGAACTACGTCACCTACGGCGGCGTCACCGTCGGCCTCTGCCTCCTCATCCACCAGGCCGTCACCTGGTACCCCAGTCGCAAGGCCCTGATGAAAGACCCGCTCAAGCACGCGGCCCGGCTGCTCCCCTTCCTCGCGTCCTGGGCTTACGGGTGCCTCACCACCCTCGGCATCGGAGGCATCATCGGCACCGCCTCCAGCGCCACGCTCGGCTTGTCCAACTGGCTCGGGGACGTTGCCCTGTTCTGGGGCGTCGGCGAGCGCGGCGGGCAGCTCGCCGCAGCCAAGACGTTCGTCCCCTTGTCCGGCCCCGGGGCGGCCCTGGTGCTGATCGCCACCGTCGGGTTCGTCGCGGCCGTGAAGAAGGCCAGCGAGGAGCGAGCTGGAGTGCTCAAGCGCGGCGCCTGGTGCGGCATCACGCTCGGCACCTCGGCGGGCGTCGCAGGGTTCGCCGCGGTGCCGCTGGCGCTGAGTGCGAACTGGATCGGCGACCACATCTATGCGGCGTTCTGATGGGCCGCACGAAGCAGGTCGGAGAGGAGCCCGAGGAGCCGTCGAGGGCGGCCGGCGGATGCGTGCTGTTCGTCCTCGCGGGCGTCGCCACAGCGGGCGTCTTCGCGGCCTCCGAGGTCGCCGGGATCCTCTCGCTGTGGATCGTTGGGGCGCTGGCGCTGTGGCGAGCCGCACGACGGAAGATGTCCGATTCGTCCGCCACTCCCCCACCGGAAGGGGTTGCCCCCTCTGGAGACGTCGTCGCAGTTGAGCGCCTTGAAGTCGCGAGAGTGGTCCCGATCGCAGAAGGGGTTGCCTGCATCCTGCATCCAGTCCGCGAGGAGGAGGTGAACAAGCCGTGATCCGACGCCTCTTCACCCTCGTGCACGAGTACTGCTCCGAGTGCGGATGGTGGGTACAGGGATGCCCGCACCAGAAGCTCTGACCGCGCATCATGGGGCCATGGAGTCGCACCTCATCCGCCCCGGCCACCTCACCGCCCACCAGACCGCCCGCGTCCTCGGCGTCAGCCTCGGAGGCGTCCGCCTACTCGTCCACCGCGGCCAGCTCGCACGCTCCGGCGGCACCGTCGGACAGCCCTGGTACGCCGTCGAAGACGTCACCGCCCTCGCCCTGAAACGACAGACCCGCAAGGCCGCTTGACCGCAGGTCAGCGACATGTAACGCTTTCGGCGTACAACTGTGCCCTCAACCGGCACCACAGACGCACGCGAAGCCCCAGCCAATCCCCCCGGCTGGGGCTTCGTCGTGTCACAACCCTGTCGCAGCGCTCGCCCGGCCACCCGCACGGCGCCACACTGGGCCCCTCATCACCACACTCCAAGGGGGGACCATGGGGTTCATCAACAACGCCAAGGCCAAGGGCGCTACAGACGAGGCACGCAAGGCCTACACCGAGGGCCGCAGCGTCCTCGTGTACAAGTTCATCGAGGCCAACAAGACCAGCATGACTACCGCGCCGATGACTGGCGTCGGCGAGCAGATCGAAGCCGTCGAGGCCGAAGGCTGGACGCTCGCCAACATGGCGGCCGCGGAGAGCAAGACCCTCGGCGGCGAACGCGCTGCCGTCATCTGCCTGTTCCGCCGCCGCTGAACAACACCCATAGAGGTCCCGCACGGGGCTGCCGCTCTCCTGCAACGTGGTGCACCCGGCAGCAATCGAGGGATGCGGTATCCGCAAGGACCGTGACGGCGCCCCGTCCTAGGCAACGGGGCGCCGATCAGCTTCGGGGGGTGAGCATGCCCACCGACCGCGGCGAGCTCACCAGCTACAAGTTCCGGCAGATGCGCGCCCGCATCCTCGCCGCATCCGACGTGTGCATCGTCTGCGGCCACGGTGCGGCCGATGCCGTCGACCACATCCACCCCGTCAGCAAGGGCGGCGCACGCCTCGACCCCGACAACCTCGCACCCATCCACGGCGTGAACGGCTGTCCGGTCTGCCTGCGCAAGTGCAACAGCGAGAAGGGTGCCCGCTCACTCGCCGAGGTGGTGCAGCTGGTCACCTCGGTCGACTGGTTCGCCGGGCCCTAGGCTCAGCACCGAGAGGAGCCCGGGATGGATGAACTGGCGCGGTGGATCGGCGAGCAGCTCGACGCGGATGCCGCGATGGTCGAGCAGAACAGAGACGGGCGCGGACTGTCCGAAGGGTTCCCGGACTATCGGACCTACTCGGACGAGGACACCGCGGCAGCCGACGAGTACATCGAGCACTTCGGCCCGGCTCGGATGCTGCGCGAGATCGAGGCCAAGCGGCAGATCATTGACGAGCACGACACCGAAGCCTGGAAGATCGGGGACCCAGTGCGCGATTGCCAGTGGACCGAGCGGCCTTGCCGAACGCTGCGCCTGCTCGCCCTGCCCTACACGGACCGGCCCGGCTTCCGCGAGGAGTGGCGGCCGTAGGGAGGAACACCATGACCAGCACAGGGCAGCCCTGGTCCAACGTCCACGAACTCCAGGTCTTCAACCAGGTAGAGCAGCGACCCACAGACAGCCGATGGGTAGAGACCCAGGCGACCGGTCAGGTCCTCGTGCTCTGCAACTGCGGGTACGTCACGGGCTGGATCCCTCGGGATCAGATGCCCGACCGTGCCGAGCTGGTGGCCGCGCACGGCGTACCCTTCGCCTCTCTCATGGCCTGACCAGGCACACGCTGCCTCATGAAATCGCAGGTCAGAGGCTTAGATCTGGATCGAATCGGATTGATCAAATCCAAAATGATCTGAGATCTTCCAAGATTTTTTAGAAATCGGACATTTCGCAACCCCACGCCCAGCTTTTATTTTTCTCCCCCCGGCCCGATTCCGTCGGAACGATCTTGGAAGGGGGCGGCATGGGCCCCGTCGAGAAGGCCGTCCGTGATGACGTCGAGCAGCTCGGCGACCTGGTCGGCGTCGAGCCGTCGCTGTCCGAGATGGCCTACACCCTGGCCCGGTCGATTGACACCGCGGCGACCGGTGAGTGCCAGACCTGCGGGGAGGCCGTGTCCGGCGCCGACGACGGCCGGACGCTCCCCCAGTTGAACCGCGAGCTCCGTCAGACGCTCGCCCAGCTCCTGGAGGGACGGGCGCCCGACGATGACGACGACCTCGGAGACCTGGCGTCCCCCGACTGATTTCGCCGAGGACCTCCGGGAGCGGTACGGGCTGGAGTGCCCGCCGCTGTGGGGTACGCCGCGCCATCCGGACCGGCCGTCGCTCGGGCCGAAGCTGTGGAAGGTCATGGCCAAGCTCGGCGCCCCGCCGATGCCGTGGCAGAAGTACGTCAGTGACGTCGCCCTGGAGATCGACCCGGAGACGGGACTGTTCGCTCACCGCGAGGTCGGCATCAGCGTCTCGCGGCAGCAGGGCAAGACGGAGCTGTGCC